AAAAACAAAAATTCTGGATCACGAATTTCAGCTTGAACAGATACAATAGATTTTGGTCCAATAATTTCGGAAATAATTCTAGCTTTTTCTAACTCAGAAATAAAATAATTTGTTTTTGGTTTTAATGCAATATAAACTTTACCATAAACTGGTGGTGATTCATCTTCACCACCCCAAACAGATAAAGAATCTATACTTGAATACTTTGATTTAATATAAGATTCATAATCTTTAATTGTTACCAATCTGTTTTGATTTGCATATTGTGCTGCAGCTGAATATTTAATAGAGTCTACCGATTCACGGATTGCTCCACCACTTGCAACATCTAGAACTTCAATTGCAATGTCTGTAAAACCACCAAGTGTAGTATCTGCAACAAATCCATCAACACCGTTTGCAGCTGTGCCGCTTGTTGTAAGATAGTTGACATTCACTAAAGCTCCATCTGTTAAAGCTGCACCAATTACTCCATTACCAAAATAAATTTCATAGTTGCCATTTTTAGATTCTTGTAAAAAATACACCAATGAAGTTGAATCTACATCTAAAATTTCTGTTACTTGATTGTAAACTTGCGTTGCTGTATTACCTGTTGTGTCGGATACAGTAACAGATATTGTATTTGTATCAATATTACCATCTGGCAAAATAAAAATAGATTTTGGATTTGAATTTTCATTATAATTGAAATTATAACTTACCAATTTACCTTCATACAATTCAAAGTTATCAATAAAAAACTTAGTATCAGATTTTGTTACAGTTACATCTTGAAGTGATACAAAATTATATGAAATGTTATCAATTAAATTTGAGCTAAATGTGGTTCCTTTAGCAACAGTTAAAGTTGCCGGTGTATTATTCAAAGCAGTCACAGTAATATTCACAACAGCTTTTGGAGCAGAGTAAGAATATGGAATATAACTTAATGTTTTTGCATGAGACACAACTGAGTCACGCAACAATGCTGTATCCAAAAATGCCTCATTAGCAACCATGTTTAGATAGTAAGCATTATAATGAGTATTATAAGCTAAAACATCCAACAAAATGCTAAGTCCAGAACCTTCAAAATTGTAGTCTGTAAATTCAGTTTGTTGTTGTAGATATGATTTTAGATTGGTCTTGATTGTATCAAAATCAAGGTCTGAAATTTGTAAACGAGCTGTTGCCATTTATCGGATCCGTTCAAGGAAAAAATTAATTGTGATAGGTGTAGTTTGGTTCACAATAGAAAATTCCAAATAAACTTTAAACCCATTATTATCGTAGTCAGCAATAACATTTATATTTTCAACTGTTGCTCTAGGTTCATAGTTTTGAATTGTTCTTTCTATCTCACCTTTTATAGTGGTTGCTGTGATAGAATCAAGATTTTCAAATAATAAACCACGAACACTAGAACCAAATTCTGGTTGAAATGGTTTTTCATAATAGTTTGTAAGTATAAGATTTTTAATAGAATTAACAACAGCCATTGGGCCGGTGTTTTTATTAATGTCTTTTTTAACTGGATGAATGGTAAAATTCAAATCCAGGTCTTTGAAATCTCTAACTATATCTGTTGTAATGGTTGCCATATCTTATTTATGAGTTAATTCTAGAGACTAGTTTATCCGAACCAATATAATTATTAGCTAATTGAGTGTCAACAGGTCCCATATTTGAAAACTGAGCAACTTGGCCATAGTCATTAATTACTTCAGCACTATTCCTGAAGAATTGAATGTCATGGTTTCGCCTATTTGATATGAGAGTATTAGCTGTTTCAAAATGAGAAATGATGGTGTTTATGGCAGCACCTGTTAAATTAGAAACATTTGTGACATTTAAAGAGTTATTTACAGTAATTCTATCAAGATGAATAATGGTGTTGTTTGCGTTCAACTGGTCATTAACAAACAAACTAGTAAAACTTCCTAAAGCTGACGAAGCATTAGATACATCATCTGTCTGAAAAGTCAAATAAATTAAAAATTTACCAAATCCTATTGCACTCTCACGATATGGGTAATCTCCAGCATCAGTTCCACCGTCTCTGATTTGGTTTACTCCAGAAACATTGTCTGTGTGTGACTTAAACTTATCTAAAGTTATTAAAAAATTATTAGCTGTATTTGCTAAGTTAGGACCTTCATTATTAAAAGCTAAAGGAAATGTGTTTGCAGTAAAAACAGTATTAGCTGTTTGAAAAATTAAGTTAGTATTTGCATACAAAGTTGCATAAACATTTGCTGTTGGATTTTTATAATATCCAGTAGTATTATTTGCTGCGAGGTCTTCTACTTGCCATGAGTAAGGTAAAAAACTCGGTATGGTATTCAGATAAGCTTTTCCCTCATCAGATATTGTAAAAAGAGTATTGTTATTAGAGTCAAAATCATAACCTAATCTTGCATAAACGCCTGCCATTTTATTTCCTTTTCATAGTATATTAAGCTGGTGGAGCTTCACTCGTTCCTGATGGACGATGTGTCAATCTCTTAACATAATTAACCACATCTGATTCCCATATAGAACCACCAATAATTGTTTTGCTAAACAAAGATGTCAATGAAACTGTTGTGACACTAAGTCCAAATGTTCCAGATTTAAGAGCTCTAACATCACCAAAACTTGCAGATGGAAATCCAACTGCTAATCCTCCAGTTAACGAAACAAATCCTAAAGGACCAGCAGAAACACCTGTTCCTGCATCAACTCTAGTTTTTGATGTAATTAAATCCCCTTGAATTGCTCCATCAACATTTAAATCAGACCTGACTTGTACAACATCACTTGCACCCAAAGAAATTGATCCAACAAGTGGTTCATCAGCATTAATCGCAACACTTCCATTAGTGCTAGAAAAATCAATATCTCCACGAATACTCGCTTTATAATCACCTTGAACTTTTAGACCGTAATCACCCTTTACATCAAGATTATAATCACCTTTAACTTCCATGTTACAATTACCGTTAATGGTTATATTACAACGACCTTCAATTAAAACAAATTTATTTTTGATTGTGATTTCATAATCATCACCAAAAACCTTATGCACTTCGTCACCATTAGGATGCATCTCAACAAAACTGAAACTTTTGCCATGTTGTAAACGAATATGTTCACGTTTAGGTGTATCATCCATCATAAACATGTGGCCACCAGGTGTTACTTTTATATCATAATATGGATATATTGATTGATTAAATTCATTTACAGCTGATTCTGGTTCTGTCCAACCTTGGTCTCCAGCAATACCAGGAACATTTAGTGGTGAATATGACATATTATATTAAATTATTAAACAAGTTGAGGTGCAAATTGATTTGCCGTATCATAAGGATTAGAATTTTTTCTTGTATCTAATTCCGCTGAAGCAGAACTAGCTGCAGAAGAAGCACTTTGCAATAAAGCTGCATCTAAAGCCTGAGCCGTTACTGAGTTAGCTTCTTCAGCTGTAGCTGGTTCAAACAAAGCTACAGCGGTAATGGCTACAGCAGCACCAGCTACAGCTGTTTCTTTTGCTGCTGTGAGTGTTTCACCTACAGCTGCAGTTACATCTCTAGCTTCATTTATAACATCTGTAAAACTAATTGCATTTCCTTCTCTTTGATTATCAGCATCAGCTGCATTTGGATCAGCACCAGTGCCAACTGCCGAGGCCTCTGCTACAATGCTAACAAAAATATTACGAATTAATTTAAATATTCTCTCTAAACAATCCGAAAGTAGTTGTGCTAATTTTGCAGGCAAACTCAAAATCCATGCAATTATCGCACGAAGCGTTGCTATATAAGATACAACAGTTTTTAAAAAATCTGTAATTGGTTTAAGAATATACTTATTAAAATCTCTTAGCGACCTTGCAATATTTTTTAAAGTATTAACAAGAAATGTTGTTACTCCAGATGAATCTGTTCCTCCTAAAAGCAATAACAATTTACGAACAGCTTCTCTAATTGTATTTGCAAGAGCTCTTGTGTATTTTCCTAAATCTAAGTCTTTTTTCATTTCTAATGTAAAATCACAAACATGACTTCTTTTACCATTTGTATAGCTATAACCAAAAGAATATTTTTCTGGAACTTGTGTTGATGGCCCACCACTTTTTGGTGTGGCTTGGCTGGTTGCTACAGAATATGTGACAATTCCATTTCTTGTTGTTGTGTTAGCTATTACTTGAAGAGGCATTTTATTTTTCCTAACTAGGTATTATTCCTGGTAAAATACCAAGCATTACTGGCATTTGAGCTTGTTCACCATCCATAAAAAATCCAAGAATCCACTCTCCAATATTTGGTACTGAAGTTGTTGATGAAGAATTAATTGGTATTACAGCTTGAGCCCAAGGTAAATCTTTTGTTGGTAAAATAGTTGGATTTTCATTATGCCAGCCATATATACGAACTTGACACCGACCAACTCTTAATGGGTCAACAGGGTTTTCTACAACGCCAACCCACCAAATAAAATTATTTTTTCCTATGTAACCGGTATTCATTGTGATATCATATTTTTAAACAAAACCATTAATGTTTGTTTGATTTGTAGAAAAAGGCCTATTCGTAGAGTCTGTTGCCACTTCAATAACAGTTTGATGCATATCACCTTTGATAATGTGCCTTGTAGCTGTTACTATGTATTTACCAGATAAAGTTTCATCCAATTCTTCGCCAACATCAGGTTTAGTTGCTCTTAATGGCATTGATAAATTGACTATAGCACCAGAAGTAACAGCAAAATTACCTGGAATATTTAAATGTATTGTTGTCTGCAATAAATTTGCTAAAATTGGAGCTCTTTGAAAAACATATTTATGAGTATCATCAATGATTGTGGCTGTTTTTGGATCTTGTGAAACCCATGGAGTAGAACCTCTAAATGAAGAAAAAGCATACAATGAAATTTTAGAATCAAACATTTGTGCAGAATCTTTACCATCACGATTTATAGCACCAGTGAAATTTGGGTACTTGTTTAAATGTGTTTTTGATAACCCATATGTTTGTTTAAAATCTAGTTTGTTAATGCTCACTCTTCTTGTTAATGGGTCTATACCAATAAATTTACCAGAGAATACACCATTTTTAATATTTTCTATCACATCTATATAATTAACAATTTTAGCTTCAGTTGCGCCATAAAATTCTGTTTTTTCTGAACCGGGAATATTTTTAATTCCAAATCCAATATCCATTATTGGAGCATTTTTCATTAACGTGCTTAATGATACGAAATTGTAACCGTATTTGTTTTCAAAAAATAAAAAACTAGGCAAAGATTCTGAGTTTATTGCTCTTTTTGATACCCAATTAACTGCCTCAAATGGAGTTAAACTTGGAATGACTACTGAATGTAGCCCTTTGGAGTTTTCAATGATTCCTAATTTTTTATTAGAAACCTTTAAGTATTTTTTTAAAATTACATTTACGATTTCAGTATGTGTACCATTAAAAGCTTGATTTATATTTAGCTGCTCAGAAAATATCATTTCTTCTGAAGCAAAATATAACAAATATGCTTCTGAGTTCTGATTTAAATTTTCTCTATCACTTTGCCTATAAATTCTAAAAGTTTTTTTAATAACAGTAGAGTTAGAATTTAATTCATCATCTTTTGAAATTTCCATTGATAGATATTCACTACCATCTAATGATAATTTAGATGATAATCCAATGGCATCTAAAATAAGAATTTCACCACGAACACATGGCATGAACATACTATCATATATGTTTATTTCTTGATAAATGCCTGCTATGTTTATAACGCCTACTTTTGTGATAAGTGACAAAGTCCTTATCTTAAATTGAGTAGACTGAGTTAAATTAAGGCTCATTGACTAAAAACATTCGTTAATTCTTGTTCAAGCGCAAATGCGAATTCCGGCTTCAATAATTTAATTTGTCTCTTTTTTTCATTTTCATCTAATTCATAATCATAATAAGTTTTTGTTTCTTTTGTAATACTTATGGTGATTTGATTACCATCATCTAAAGTTTTATTACTTGATGTAACAGAAACATTTGCATATGTATTAGCATCAACTTGAACTTTTTTCTCTAAAAAATCACCGGTGCTTATTGTTATTCTTTTCTCAATTGAATAATAGGAATGTGTATTTTGTTGAGCCCAATTTAACCCTGTTTGGCCGGTGTTAGCATTTGCAGTATATTTTGAATCTATAACAGATATCAATGTTCTATAATCTAAAGGCCAGTCAAATTGAGCATCAACAATATCATTCATAGCTAAAACAATCCAATGCCTTTCAGAGGAATCATATATTTTTGAAGCTATAATTTCTGGTGTATCGCTTTCTTTCACATCATATTTTTCAAAAACTGAGCTATTATCTTTAAAAGATTGTTCCATAGAATATCTAGAAATGATATTCGTAACAACATCAACTCCATAAGGAACTGATTGTAATGTGTAAAAAGTTTTGGGAAATTTACTGAAATATTTTGCCATTATTGACCGCCTCTAGTTACCACGATTAGTCCTGTCATTTCTCAT